CCTGCAATGGGATTTGCAGCTGCTGGATCGGAAACTGCTGACGCTCTTTGTATGCCTGTTCAGCCGCAGAAAGTTCCTTCTGCTGCTGCTCTTGCAAGAGTTGCTGCGCACCAAGAGCCGCAGTTGTACCAGTCAAGTATGACTCCTGACCAGCACCAGCCAGACTGCCAAGTGTTGCAGCACCCTTAATGCCAAGATCGGCTGCGGTCAGACCAGCTGCTTGGTTTAATTTTTGCGCCTGCAAAGCAGTATCGATGTCAGACTGAGCCGCCTTTTGCGCCTGAAAGAAGTTCTCAGCCATCAGTTTCGCAACCAAAGAACCGGCTTGTTCCTGTGCTGATGAACTGACTAGACCCTCTTGGATGGCCTGTCGTGATCCACCAAAAGCCTTAGCCTTTGCCGCAGATTCATATGCCGTGTTCAGGTTTGCCATCCGCTGCTTATCCAGCGCACTCAAAGATGACCCAATCACGGCTTGCGTATATGGGTTCATGTAGGAGGAAAGATCAGTGCTGGCAATCTGACCCGCCTTGACCTGTTCCGGCTGATACTGCCCAGCTTGCGCCGCCATTGCCTGAGCCTCGGCATATGCCGGTTGCGCCATTCCATAGTTCTGGGTGATGTTTCCAATGATGCTTTCAGTACCAGGTGTTAGACCGGCAACTCGCTGACCCTCATACGGACCAAGCAAATTTTTGGATACATCATAGGCCGCAGCAAGGTTCTTCTGCCCAGCAGCCTGCACCCATTCAGGCAGTTCTGTCTTGTTAATTGTGGTCTGAGTTCCACCGCCACCATCACCCGGCATGATGTATCTCCTTTTTGAGATCCAGTTTGTATGTCACGAACTGCTTATCCCAATCTGGGTAAACAGCCTTTTCCCATCCCATTCTACCAGCACCAAGAACAAAATCACAGCCGTTGTCTTCTGCGTATTTGATGACAACAGGGTAGAGTTCACGCAACGCAGGCAATCGACCAGCCAGTAAGAAGACGCTCATGTATTTCTTGCGTGGAGCCTGCTTGATTTCAGTGATGCAAACACCTTCCTCATTCGAAAACAACTGCATTGTTCCAGTTTCAAGGCAATGAAACACATCCTCCATTGTGTGCGTCTCAAGCCCAAAACGAAGCGCCTTTTCCATCCGCTTCAAAAGAAACTCACTCATCAGTAATTCGGCGCTCCTGTTTGACCCAATGGAACTGAGGTTGTGACAACCGCTCCTGTATCATCCAAACTCAATTTGAAGACTGATCCGTTAGGAGAGCGAAGCAGAACTGCATTGACTGCCTCATTGGTTGCTATTGCAACGCCCATCATCCGTGCAATCGCAGAGAAGGCACGGACGAAATATTCGCTTTCGTAGGCAAGTGGCGCAGGAGGAATATCAATTTTCATCGTCCACCCCCGCCCGTCATGTCGATCCGCATTTCACCAATGCTCCACTCAGCATCAACGGTTGATATGATCTTGATCCTAAAATCTCGACCAGATACGCGCATATCGCAATAACCATTTGATCTTGGATTGAACGGCCCAAACGTGGATTCAGTCCCTTCTGGCGTATATGACGAGAAAAACACCAGAGATGTGCTGTCGTATCCATATCCGCTATCTGTGATAGCCTGCTTCACATGAGCAATCGAATTGCCATTCGTCAAATTTATCGACCCTGTTTCAGCATATCGATCTGTCGTAATCGGATCGCCAGCAGCCGTCCATCCATCTTCCTGAAAGTACAGGTTTCCTTCTGGATCAGCCGTCATAGGATATGAAAAGACGCCAGCACCCTGTGCGGCAGATCGCGGCATTGTGCCAACAGACCACCAGCTTTCAGAGTAGCTAAAGCAGACATATTTGTCTGGGAACGTAGATCCATTGGAAGGATACCAAAACCAGACTTCTGGGAAAACGCTGTTGTCCGCCCCACACGAATAGAGCGGTCCAGTTTCAGGATCAATGTCACTGAATACAAATGCGCCTACATCGCACGGCAATGGGCGAACCACACCACCGTCATATATCCAAAAACCTTCACGCCCCATCCAGACGCAGCGACCAGCAAAGGTTGCATATGACTTTGGTGACATAAGGCCACAACCAAAACCAATGCGCTCGATGCTGTAGATGTAAGGCAAGCCGATATATTTCATCAGCCATGCTTCATCCTGCGTCCAGATAATCGTTCCTTCACGCACAGCAGTCGCCATTATGATCTGGCTTGTTGTGTCCAGATCAAGATAGCCAGCCGTTACAGCAGGATCGCTAAAGTTCCAGTTTGTATAATCCTCACTGGCAGACCATGCCACCCGTCGATGATTGCCGCCTGCACCAAACAAAACGGCATATCGCTCTGGCGTTACGATCACGCCACGATTATTTAGCGGGGGAAGATCGCCAGCAGCAGACTGCGCAGTTCCACCCGTTCCAGACGCATTAGTTCCTGGGTTTGAGTATGTAAAACTGTCATCAGTTGGCGTCGATGCGATGGTGAATGTCCCATTCATCGAACTGACGCTTGTTCCAACAATCTCCACACTTTGACCAGCCAAAAATCCATGATGATGGTCTGTGGTAATCGTCACCACGTTTGCTAGGCGAACTGCGGTTGCAATGCTGTTGTATCCAACAGGATGCGCCTGATCTTCTCCCTCACCATAATGCAGCAATCGTCCATCGCTTGACGCAACGAGAAGCGCATCGCCGCCCCAATTATCAATGGTCCATGAAAATGGAGCAAAAAAGCTGAATGACTCGGGGCGAGGATATGTTGGATCGGTATCATCTCCATATAACAGCGATCCGAATGTGTACGATCCATAACCGCCAATGCCACCTGTCTCTGGTCCAACATAGCCTGTTGGCGTTATATCAGTGTATGTAGCAGCCTGTAGAACATACAATTTATCTGCACAGCCAATGAGCGTTAGGCTAGAGCCGATATTGCTATTCCACGAGAACAAAGCAAGCGGAGGACTAGCCAGAGTTGTCGCCGTGATGCGCTGCCACCCGCCAACAGGCAACAGTTTATTGGAACGCCAACGCACAAGATTGGCATCCCAATATCGACCTTTTGTCTGCAACGGTGTAGCAGTTTTCACTACACCAGCAGGGATATTCAATGGCGCAAGTGGCATTAGAAAACCTCCATTATTGTCAAATAATGCTCATCATGCAAATTCAGCCCAATGAGTGATGGTGGCGTTTGTGAGATCAATTCGATAGGTAGCGCCAGCAGGAATGGGAAATGTAAGCACTTCTCCATATTTATATGCCGCATTGCCACCGCCGTGGGCGATTTGCATTCCATTAACATAAATGGCAAATCCACCATTAAACCCACTATATGCAACAGATATAATTGCAACGATAGTGACATCACTAGAGTTTGTGTAAGTTGTATTGAAAGTTTTGCTACATGGTCGATTGGGATCATCCTGTTCCTCACTGTCACGGCCTTGTTTATCCTGATTGCAATCGCAATCACGCACCGATAGGGGCTAGAGATGAGCTTACTAGATCAGTTTGGACCGCTGCTAGGTCAGATCGCTCCTACCATTGCAACGGCTCTAGGGGGGCCGCTGGCAGGCATTGCCGTCAAGACCATATCTAACGTCCTTCTCGGTCACGAAAACGGCTCTGAGGACGATGTGAAGGCAGCGATGGCTACTGCATCGCCAGATCAGTTGGTTGCGCTGAAAAAGATTGATGCCGATTTCAAGGCTCACATGAAGGAACTGGATATTGATCTCGAGCGCATTGCGGCTGGGGATCGAGACAGTGCACGGCAGATGCAGACGGCAACACGGGATTGGACGCCAAAGGCGCTTGCCTTCTTCATTACCTTTGGCTTCTTTGGCGCTCTAATCTGGATCATGGTATTTGGCATCCCGCAGACAGGGACAGAGGTTCTTTTGATGATGCTGGGATCACTCAGCACATCATGGACTGGTGTTGTGCAGTTTTACTATGGGTCATCAGCCGGTTCAAAAGCCAAAACAGATGCTCTGACATCAAAGGACAAATGAAATGAAAGAGAATTGGGATGATTGCTTCAAGATGGTGTTGAAGCATGAGGGTGGATTTGTGAACCATCCAAAAGACCCAGGCGGCATGACCAATCTGGGCGTCACTCGATCTGCTTGGCAAGCCTACTTAAACCGGGACGTGACAGAGGCCGAAATGCGGGCACTGACGCCAGAAACCATCAAACCGTTCTACAAGGCTATGTATTGGGACAAGATGCACTGCGATGATCTGCCGTCTGGTGTGGATTATGCCGCATATGACTTCGCGGTGAATAGCGGAGTTGGCCGATCTGCCAAATTCTTGCAGCGGATTGCTGGCGTTTCAGATGACGGCGTGATTGGGCAAAAATCTGTTGCGGCGATCTGTTCGCTAAATCCGGCTGATGTTGTTCACTCTCTCTGCAACAAACGTCTGGAATATCTTAAATCCCTATCCAATTTTGCCACTTTTGGGCGTGGGTGGGAGGTTAGGGTTGATGCTGTAGCGGAAACTGGAGCCTCTATGATAGAATGATCTGACACAGCAAGCAGGCTCCGATGGCAAACTATGGGATTGCATCTCTACCAATAGCATCCTTCCCCATAGCGGGCGGGTCGCTTGCTGTTGGTCCTGTTGTTTCCTCTGCCGTTGGTTCTGCCGTTGGCACAAGCACTGCGTCAGGCATTGGAGAAGGCACGTTTGAGGCCGTTGGTTCCGCAACAGGAACCAGCGTTGTCTCTGGCGTTGGGTCTGTCTTCAATCCTGTTTCTGGCGTTGGCAATGCCATTGGCACAGCAATCGTTCTAGGCGTTGGAACAACATCAAGTGTTGTTTCTGGCGCTGGTTCTGCTGCTGGAACGTCAACGGCATCTGCGATTGCGACTGCCACTGCGTCAATGGCTGGTGCAGCTAATGGAACGTCCACAGCAAGCGCGTTTGCAACGGCAATCAGTGCTTCTGTTGGTTCTGCCGCTGGAACATCTACAGCTATCGCAACTGGAGCCATAATCAGGGCGGCAGTTGGCGCGGCATTTGGAACCTCAACTGTTGCTGGTGTTCTAAGTGGGATATTTGCAGCCAGAGGATTGGCGCAAGGAACGTCTACAGCTAACGGCATCTTGCGAGTGTTCTCAAATATGAGAGGTTCTGCCGTTGGAACATCAACTGCTTCTGCGCAAGGCAAAGACATTTCGTGGCATCCGCAACCTATTGCCGATGACACTTGGACGGTTCAACCAGTAGCCTCAGACACTTGGACGGTTCAGACTGTTCAAACATCAACATGGAACATTGCAGCTTAGGAGATAACCAATGGCTGACTCATATACCGCTAACCTGAATATGACCAAGCCCGAGGTTGGGGCATCCCGCGACACTTGGGGAACCAAGTTAAATACTGATCTTGATACGCTTGATGCTATATTTGCGCCTGCCGGAACTGGCACGTCAGTTGGTATGAAGGTTGGGACTGGTAAAACGCTTTCTGTTGGCGGCACGCTATCGGTTGGCGGAACATTTACGTTTACTGGATCGTTGACATCACCTTGGTCCGTTGCACAGGGTGGGACGGGTCTGACATCTGTTCCTACCAATGGTCAGATTGATATTGGCAATGGGTCTGGGTTTACCAGAGCCACGCTAACTGCTGGTAGTGGTATATCAATCACCAATTCATCTGGCGCAATTATAATTACATCGACTGGAACGGTTGTTAGTGCGCCTGCTGGCTCTACAACTCAAGTCCAATATAACTCAGCTGGAGTTATGACTGGATCACCAAACCTCACTTTCAACGGCACCAATCTAACCGTTGGTGGTGGCCTATCAGTTGGTGGGAATTACACATCAACCGGAACGATGTCGCTAAACACTGGTGGCGCAACTGGTGCTTCTGTTCTGGAAGTTCGTAGGGGTGGTGACATTACGCTTTACAATGCGGCTGATAGCGGCAGCGCAAACTTGTATTGCGACAATAATTTTGAGTTGAAAAGCAACAGTTCGTTTATTGCTGCTGGTTCAGTAAAGGCATCT